GATGGAGACATATTCGCCGCCGCCCGATGTGCTGGCGGGCTTCTCGTCTTCCTTGTCGTCTTCTTCCTCCTTGCCATAGTCCGCCTCGACCTCTGTGGTCGCGCCGCCGTCTTCTCCGAAGTCCCATAGGTGGGTCACACGGGATGAAACCCACGGCCCGCCGTCGGCGTCCTCTCCCACGCCGATCACCTGGACCGGCGCCTCGGCGCGGGCCTTGGGTTCGCCCACCATTGTCACGGTCAGCTCGCCCTCTCCGGCCTTCAGCTCGTCGGCCTTTGCCTCGGCCGCTTTGGTGGCGTCGGCCCGGTTTTGGAAGACCTCTCGAATGGTCATTGAAGGCCCTTCATCTTCCACTTTACGTTCGACTTTCCGCGTCCGACCGTTCGCCGCGTCGTGCCACCGGGCGATCACCTTGCCGAAGCGCGAGCGTGGCTTAATGACCACACGATAGCCACCTGCGCCGACCACCTTGCCTGGCGTGACGTGGATCGTTGGCATGGGGTCGCCGCTGGCGTTCTTCCCTGACCGACGTTCAGTTGCCACCAGGCGGCCGTCCTTGGGGGCAATTACGGCCCCCACACGCTTGCCCAGGCGCGTCAGGAAGGCCTGGTCGCTTTCCTCGGTCTGGGCCATGTAGGCGATCGGCACAGGCGCCAGAGCTTCGGCCACGACCGGCTCCAGGTCGTGGTCGGCCGCGATCGTCTCGATGATCTCCCCGAAGGTCTTTCCATCCCACGCCCTGGTCTTCGGCTCCTTAAGGCTCTTGGCATGGTCGGCCGCCTTCGCCACCAGGGTCAGGCGACGTTCGTAGCCGTCGCGCTCCAGCTCTTCGAAGACATAAGTGCCCATGAACACGGGTGCCGGCCACTCGGCGTAGCCCAGGGAAAGCGAGAACAAGGCCCCCTCGCGCGGGCGGGCGATCTGGGGCGGTGTATCATCGCAGACGATCTTGATCTCGTCGCTTTCCAGCCCTGCGGCGTCCACCACCTCGATCGACAGAATGCGCGAAGTGGCAAAAGGGCCACCGTCGGCGGTCAGCTTGAAGATCGGCGTCTGGCTAGTCATAGAGCTTCACCGTCTGTACGGGCTCAGGTTCGCCCAGGATGGGCAGTTCGATCGTCAGCCCTTCGGGCAGCACCAGGGGCTGGTTAGCCAGCCCCCGGTTTGCTTCTAGGATCGCCTCGGTCGTGCCCTGGTGGCGACCGTAGTGGCGCCAGGCGATTTCATCGACGGTTTCCCCACCGATCGTTCGATAGGTGTCAGACATGCGGTGTCCCCCTTGCGTTTGGCTCGGCCGAAAGCCTGGTCAGCGCGGCCTTGTAGATGTCGGGAATGAGTTCGCAGCCCAGGAAGCGGTTGCCGGAACGCAAGGCTGCGACACCAGTGGTGCCGCTCCCCATGAACGGGTCCAGGACCGTCACACCGGGGTCGGCGATCGACAGAAGCCATTCCATAACCACCACGGGCTTCTGGGTCTGGTGGAGCTTGTTGCGGGTGACATTGGGGGCATGGAAACAGCCGGGCAGGATTTTCCGCGCATCGGGCGCCTTGCCCCCCTTCGTGCCCCACAGGATGAACTCGCCCTGGTTGCGGAATGCGCCCAGGGCCGGGCGCACGCCTTCCCCCTTGTTCCAGACCGCTGCACCGGACCAGTTGAACCCGGCCGCCTGGAGCGCGTCGGCAAAGACCCCGTACTGGCGCCAGTCTGTGAAGACCCCGATATAGGCGTGGTTCTTCAGCACGCGGCGGGCTTCCAGCATCCACGTCAGGGTGAAGCGGAAGTTCGCGCGCTGGTCCATGGTTTCGCCAGCGAAGTCGGGCAGTTTAGTCTTGCCGTTTGTGTATTTCTTGCCGGTCGGCCGGGTGATCGATCGGGCCTTCCCGCCCGACGAATAAGGCGGGTCAGTGAAGAGCAAATCGGCCGTGCCGTCGGGCAGGCCTTGGAGGAATGTCAGGGCGTCGGTGTTTTCGATCGAGAACCGCATGTGGGCTCCTTTCCTTCGCGCTCGCGGCGCTCTGGACGGGGGCTCTGTGTCGGCCTCAGATGGTTGAACTGTCTGCACCTGGGGCACTTGATCGACAAGCGGCCGGACAGGGCGTCCGGTTCGATCTTGAAGAGCAGTTTGGCGCAGTTGGCACATCGGATTTCGTCTTGCCTCAAGGGGTGGAATCACCTCAGATTGCCGGTCCCTTCGAAGGGGGGAAGCGGCCATAAGGTGAAAGCTGGTCGGCGGGGGTCAGGTTCGCATTTGATACCCCGTGTTGAGGGGCGTTGACCCGCCCCTCGGCCTTCCCGTTATTCGGATATTGGATTGGTCCGCAGTAGCACCTCGCGTTTGCCCACCTGGTTGGGCGCGGCCACGACGCCCTCCGCTTCCGCCCTTTCCATCAGCACGACGGCGCGACCGTAGGCGATGCCCAGGCGGCGCTGGATGAAAGTCGTAAAACCTCTGCCTGTCGTGACCAACAGGCCGACGGCTCGCTCATACTCGGCTTGGGTGGTGGTTTCGGCGCTCATATATCGGCCTCCTTTTGGGCTAGATCGCGCTCGGCTTGCATGGCGCGGTGGGTCAGTCGTTGAAGGCGATCGCGCAGGGCGATGCACTTGTGCGAGGTGGGCGGTAGGGCCTCGATGCGCTCCTCCAGCTTCGCCCGCCGCGCCCACAGGTCCTCGATCTCTTTGATCTCGCGGGCGTGGAACAGGGGAAGCGGCGCCGACATGTCAGAACACCTGAATTCCCAGGATGCTAAACCCGGACGGCGCGCGGGTCAGCGTGATCTCGGTGGTGATTTTCTGGAAGGTGCCGTTCGGCAGAACATGGGTCTTCTCGGCCGCCAGCTCTTCGATCAGGTAGAAGCCGTAGAAATGCCCCGACCGGCTGATCAGAGGAAGGCGGCGGCCAAAGCGCATCCACATGCGCATCATCTCGATTTGGGCCGGGCCACCGGGGGAAAGCACCTCTTTGTAGATCGTCGCCTCCAGGGTGATCGTGCGATCGCCTGGCCCCAGGAACTGTTTCGTAGGCATGATCAGGGCGCGGTCCATCTTGGCGATCCGCGCGGTCTCGCGGTCCTCCAGACGCTCCAGGGCCTGAGTTGCCAGGTGGATGCGGAATGGGCCAAGGGCAAACATCATGTGGTGTCCTCCTATTCCGCCAGGGCGGCGTCATCCAGGCCACGCCGCACCGCACGTTCGACTTCTGCCCCGGCCTTTTGCCCCGTCCGGCGCGCGATCTCGGCACCGCTTGCGGCTAGGTCACGCACCACCGTGATCGGTGTTTTAATCTCCACCTTCATCTCTACGGTCGGGCTGCTTTCGAAGGTGCTTTCGACGACGACATGGGGCTGTTCCGCCACATAGGGCGCGGGTTCCGGCCGACGGGTTGGGCGCGGGGATGTCTCCGGCGCCGTGAACTGCGCGTGGCCTTCCCGGATCGCCTCGACCACCGGGGCCATGACCTCGCCTGCACCGCCTGCGCGCAGGGCCTCGTTTCGATCCAGCAGGCTTTGGATGAAGGCGGCCTGTTCGGGGCTGGTGGCGGCCGTCCTGCGTCCCTCTTCGCGCATTTCCTCATCGGTCATATGCGGGGCGACGGTCTGGCCGTGGACGTTGCCTTGCGACATGAGGTTGTCTTCGTCGGGCTTGCCCTCGTCCCAGAGCTGTTTGCCGAACAACCACATGTGTTTGCCGATGTAGAGCGGCGGGACGATCATGGTCCAATCCCAGATCCCCTTGAGCTTTTCAACAGCCAGCCGCAGACCTTCTGCGCTGATATACTTATCCCACCCCAGCGGTTTGATAAGCAGGTTCCATGCCAACATGCCCAATTCGGCCGCCATGACCGCCCAGCCAATTACGGGGATGAACCGCAGGCCCGCCCTGGCGAACCATTTCAGGGGCGTGATCAGTTTCCCCCAACCTCCGGCCGTCATCCCCAGGATGCCAAGGCGGGCAGCTATACCGCCCCATTTGATCGCGGGAATGAACCGGCTGGACCAGGCCAGCGGTTTGATCAGTGTGCGCCAGGAAAGCATCTTCGCAAGGCTGCGCCATGGGATCGCGGGCACCAGGCGGGCGGTCCATTTCAGGGGGGTGACGAGCCAACGCAGCGGCTTGCCCATGAGACGCGTCAGCCCAAGTGCGCTGCGTGCAAACAACTTGGCGGAGCGGCCGCCGAAGCGCAGCGTGCGGGCCACGGCCGACACGTTCCGGCCAGCCTTGTCGAACTTCAGAAACAGGGACGCCGTACGTAGAAGCCCGCCGCCCATGACGGCGACACCGAAGCCAATTGCACGAACGCCCAGATTGAAGGCGACCAGGCCCAGGGCCCCCTTGACGATCGTCTCTGTCAGCTCCGGGTTTGCGGCGGTCCAGGCGACCATCTGATCGACTACGCCGGTCGCGGTCTGCATGAGTTCGGTCAGCATGGGCAGAACACTGCCCGACGTCGTCATCAGCGCAGAGATGCTTCCCAGTAGCTGGCGGCCGGCCTCGTTAAAGCCCTTCATGACGCTTTCCCAGTCGTTGTCGATCACGCCATCCGCACTGAACGCCTCGCCCTTGATCCGCTGATATTCCTCCATGTTGGGGATCATGGCGCGCAGGAAGTCCAGCACCTGCTTGTCGGCGAACAGCTCGCCCATCTTGAAGGGGTCGCCGTCGGTCATCTTTCTGATCACCAGGAGCATATGTTCCAGGGGGTCAGCGCCGCGCTCAAGGGCGATGCGCAGCTCCTGTTCAACATCCACGCCAAACTTGCGGAACTTGCGCACGGTGTCGGGCGCGGTGATCTTGCCCAGGAAGTTCGTCATGTTGGTCGCCGCCTGGTCTTCGGACCCGGCCGCCTTCATGGCGATCTGGAGCGCGGCCGACAGGGACGCAACGCCGTCCAGCCCCTCGATCTTCAAGGCTCGGGCACCGGCGGTGATCTCGGGAAACTTGCGGGCCATGGCGGCCAGTTCGAACGACCCTTCCTTGCCGGACAGGGCCATGATGTCGAAGGCACGCCCCAGCTCTTCAGGCGGCACCATCATGTTGTCCATCACAGCGAAGCCGCTGGCGCCCATTTCGTCCATGGCGGACCTGGTTGCCTTGGCAGCACGCCCCGTCGCCCGTAGCGCGGCCAGAGCGTCGTCAAGGTCCATGCCCTTGCCAACATAGGTCTCCAGCCCGGTCAGGAGCTGGTCGTTCGACTGGCCCGTTTCAGGACGCAACGCATTCAGTTCGGCTTTCAACTGGGCCACGCGCTCCGCGCCGATCTCGGCCAGGTTCGCGAAGTCGATCAGCCGCTCTTCGAAGTTGCCCGCCTTTATGATCGGTGCGCCGACCGCAGCGGCCAGCGCGGCCGCGCCCATAAGGCGCCCACGCGCGGCGACCACACGCTGTTCTGAGCGGGCCAGCGCGGCTTCCAGGTTGTCGGCAGCGAAACCTGAGGTGATCTTGCGCCCCAGCTCCTGGCGCATCTTCTGGGCGCTGGTCTGAACGCCGCGCATGGTTTGGCGAAGGCGTTGCCCCGGACCTGAAAACTGGTCCAGGAGCTTGAACACCATGGCGACATTCAGATCGCTAACGCCCATCGCTCACACTCCGTTGATCCGCATTACCTCCGCGCGCCAGGCCAGAAGGTCATC